GAAAGTGGGCGATTTACCGACATGACAAACCAAGCAGAAGGTGCGTTCGGCAAACTTTATGTTTTAACAGAAGATTTAGAAGCACTTGACAAATACTAAATCAATAAATAGTAAATAGACAAATATCAAATAAAAAACTATAAAAAAAACTATAAAATGAAAAAAAGTTAAAAAATTCCCTAAGTTACTGAATATCAACGACTTGCGCGGGCCCGGCCGCCGTAAACCCTTGATATTCAACGACTTACGACTTTATTGGTCGTATTGGTCATGGTAGCCATAATCGAAATCATCATGCTCCTGGAAGTCAAGAAGTGAAAGCTCATCTTCCAGTTGACCAATTTCGTTCCGTATTGAAACTTTTTGCGAGTCAGTCAAAATGCACTCTTTTAGTGCGTTATGGAGTTCAACTATTTCTTTTTGAATTTCTATTTTAGTCATAATTTACCTTTGTGTAATGTGGAGCTTTTCGCCCGTTTTGGATTTGTACTCGATTTGCAGTTTTGTAGCAATGTGCATTGCTCTAGCAGTGTTTTTGCAATTGTCAATTAATTTTCCAAACATTGAAATGTTGATCCATTCTGAGAAGTTTTTATTTCTTGTAATTATTATCATACTTATAAACTAAGGTAGTTTTTAACTAAAGTCAAACTTTTTTTCAATTATTTTTATCTTTTCGTAAGTTGTTGTTATTCAACGACTTGCGCGGGCCTGGGCGCCGTAAACCCTTGATATTCAACGACTTACGATATAAACAAGCCCAAAAAAAAGCCCCTTTTCGGGGCAGTTAAATTAGTCAACTAAAATGAGGGGTTCGGGCAATGGTGTGTGGGCGATATAAGCCTCTAACTCATTAGCCTCCGATTGTGCTATTCTGTCAAGGTCGGCTTGAGCCGCCACGCATTGCATCATTGCTGAACCTGAGCCGTTGTTCGCTGCTTCGAGGTTGTCGTTTATAATTTGTTGTAATCTTTGTTTTTCGTTCATAAGTATAAAGTAAAGGATTATTTGGTTATTGTCAAGCGTTTTAAGGGATTATTTGTTAAACATTATTTCGAGGCAAGAGTCGAATTGTTCTCTGAAGATTCTTGGAGCATCAGTAACAAACCAAGTTTTGTTTGCGTTTACGATCAACCTTTCTGTGAGCTTATCGCTTACAGCCTTCAAGAGATCTTTATTTTGGTAGACATTAGATTCTGTCAATTCGTTTGTTTTTTCGTTTGTCAATTTAGCCATGTAAACATCTATGTACTGAGGGCGATACTCATCGTTAACCATGATATCATCCTCGCAAGCTATAGCCTCGACCTTGTAGGCTTTGCCTTCGATGCACATGATAAAGTTAAAAGTGAATTCTTTTGTATCTGTATTATATAATGATTTCATATATACAACATAGGGGATAAATTAGCTAAAGTCAAACTTTTTTTCAATTATTTTTACTTTTTTTTATTTTGTCGTAAGTGCCTGTATATCAACGACTTACGCGGGCCTGGCCGCCGTAAGTGCCTGATAGTTAACGGCTTGTGAAATTTTTAGTTTTTACTTAAGGTTAGTTTGTTCTGAGCTTGCCATTCAGCAAGCCAATCTTGATTTTGCTTTAACAGATCAAGAGAGATCTTGACGAGAGTGGGGTCACTCTCGTTTCTGATAACTTCCTTGTGAAAGAAGATATCGGCTTGAACCTTTTGAAAGAGGAGGTGTCTATCATTAAACATATATATAACATAAAGGAAGAACCGGCAAGAGTCAAGCTATTTGGCTATTATTTTTCATTTATTTTATTTTTCCGTAAGTACTTGATAGTCAACGGCTTACGCCGGCCAGGCCGCCGTAAGTGCCTGATAGTCAACGACTTACGGCATAACTTTTACTGATAACCAACGACTTAGGGCGATAGCATTATGCACAAAAAAGCCCACATAGTGGGCTATTGGATAGGTCAACTTTATAGACTATATAAAAAACGCAAAAGGATTAGGTAACTTATTAGGCGAAGCGAACCAATCGGATGAGTCAATTTCGTGATTGTTTAACATAGGTACGAAGTTCTTTTGGCAAACACCGGCATTTGCTATGCCATTGACGCGTTCGCGTGTTGTAGGAGTATTCCATCCGGCAAGCGACCAACGCACCAACCCGTCAGGGTCACGCTTGACAATTGCGTTGCCATGCAACCAAACGACGTTGCCGTCTGTTCGTGTATTACCTATTTTTAAAGATTTGCCTTTGTTGAATGCTTCTTTTATTCTTTGTGTTACTTTTCTCATATTATTATTTGTTTAAACAGATTATTGCGATAATGATTGAACAGATGATTGACGATATCATTATTTGCCTAGGTATTGCTTTACTTGTTTGATTGTCGCGGGCAAAAGGTCTGTAAAGAATACTTCGCTCTCAATGTCTTGCTTATGGTGCTTGACATATGCGATTGCCTCGGCTTGATTTGCTCGCACTACGCGAACGGCTTTGTTGTTTGATTTGCTGTGATAGATAGCTCCGTTATTAATTTTCATATATATAAGGTAATCGATTAAAGGTGTTGTGTCAAACTATTTAAGCGATTTTTTTAAGATAATCGTCAAACCATTCGTGCATTTCATTTTCAACGAAGTTTTCAATTTCTTTGCTTGTTATAGTCAATTCAGTAGGTTGATCGTTGTCATCATATTGTTGAGCTGACAAGACAACGGCGTAAATTTCAAAATTATTTTCTTCGTAATCGATAAGCCAATCTGTACTAATTTGAGCAATTACCATATTGTCGCCATAGTAAAAAGTTCCTTCAAAGGCGTCGTCGTTAATTTTTTCGTAATCTTCTAGTATTAATTCCATGAGTATAATGTAGTCTATTTATTTAATTTATGCAAACTTTATTTGCAATTATTTTTGCTCAAACGCTTGTTTGATCATTTGAAAAGACCAAAAGTTATCGCCTACATCACAAAACAATTCAAAATCTTCGACTTCTCTTTGTCCGACATAGTCGATTATGCCAAGGTCTTCAATCATGAATTCAATTATTTCGTCTGTTATCATATCTTTATTTTCTATATTGTTTATTTAATGTTATATATACAATATGACATACAAATTAACAAAAGTCAAACTTTTCTGCAATTACCTTTCAATTATTTTATTGCACAAATTTACTGCCGGCGGGGGGTAGTTTATTGAATTTTCATAAGTTGTTGTTGTTCAACAGGTTGCGGGGGGTGGTATTTTTCATTCTCATTTTTAATAATTTACATTTTGAAATAATAGCTAACTAAAAAAAATCCAAAGGGAACAAAAACGCCAATAAAACTCAAATAATAGCAACCCAAAAAAAATCGGCGGGGGTTATTTTGTTAAAAGGTAAAAATAAAAAAGAGTAACTCTCTAGCGCCGAAAGTTACAAAAAGAAGTATAAAAAGTACAACATTTTGTGTAATATATATTATATGGACAAAAATAACGAACTTGATTTCAGTGATGCTATTCGTGCCCAACTTAAAGAGGCCGAAGGTACAGAAGAAGAAATAACGCAAGAAGCTTGGGCTGCAGAAGAGAAAAAAGGCAAAAAGCTTAATAAACCATTTCGTACATCTGGTGGGCCAAAAAAGTTTTCCGTATATGTAAAGAATGAAAAGGGCAATGTTGTAAAAGTTAATTTTGGCGACCCCAACATGGAAATCAAGCGCGATGATCCTGCTCGTCGTAAAAGTTTTCGTGCTCGTCATGGATGCGATAATCCCGGACCAAAGACTAAAGCAAAATACTGGAGTTGCAAAATGTGGAGCAAAAAGAGCGTCACTAAGGTAACAAAAGGTGAAGAAGAATCAGAAGAAGAATTTTTAGACGAATCTGAAAGCAAAAGAGGGCTTTGGGATAATATCCGCGACAAAAAGAAACGCGAAGGCAAAGACTATAAACCTGCAAAACCTGGAGACAAAGACCGTCCAAAAAAAGATGCATGGGAAAAAGCCCAAAAGCCAAAAAAGGATAAATCCAAAGCTGAAGACGACAAAAAGTCAAAGGATAAAGGTTTAACTGAAGAGCAGAAAAAATTACCTGATGCTATTAAAAAAAGCATATTAGAGAAAAAACAAAAATCTAAAGCTGATGATAAAGCTGGATATCCTCCTAAGTGCAACGAAGGGTATGTCGAAAAAGACGGCAAGTGTGTGCCGATTTCTGACTCAGGCTACAAAAAGAAGAAAAAGTAAAACTGTTTTTTTTTTGATGTGTACCATAAGGTATGGACATCACTAAATTAAATAAATTCAAACAAGCAGCGCCTGAAATACCCAGTAATACTTGCCCGTATATAGATTTCATTCAGGAAATAATTAAAGAGGTAATCGATGAATGCGAGTCGACGCTTACCGAGCAGAAACTTGAATTAGCAATTTCCGCTTTAGAGTATGTAAGAGAGTCGAATGACGCTTTACGCCAAAGCTCGAAGTATTGGTATAATAAGATTAAATAGAATCTACTCTATAATCAAAGTTGACGTATAGGGCATATTGCGTAGAGTTCTTTGGTCAATTGCGGTCCCAATATTGCTAGCTGGCACTTTAAACAACGAATTAAAAGTACTTGGAGCATCGCCATGAAAAAACAACTCTGCATTTAGATATTGGGCCCATTGGAGTTCCCCGGTCAGGTTATGATACAGGCTATTTATTTTTGGTGCTCTACATGCCAATGTTATGTCCTCATAAGCCATTCTTTCTTGGCCTTGGTCGAATATAGTGCGGTATCTATCCGCATAATTAAAAAAATCATTTTCGGGATACGGTAATATATTGTACCAGTTATAAACTTTAGCTTGGGTTATTCCCATGCTCGCTAAGTGCGTACCGGAGGAAGCGTCCGGAAGTGACTCTCCAGGAGATAGATCAACTATTAGTGCTGGGCCAGTAATTTCGAAAAATACCAAGTCTTCTCTGGTGTATTGATGATGAACGTAAGTCGCACCTAAGTGAGTCCAGTCCAAGGAGAACTTAACGGTTGTTCCTGCTGGAATTGCCATGGATTTCATATCTTGCTTTGCAACGGTTGGCACGGCTTTTCCTAGTCCAGTAGAGCTACTCCATCCATCGCCAGATCTATTCGGGTCAAGTCTGGTGTAAAATCCAACTCCCGCATAATTAAAAGATTCAAACGCATAAGTCGATTGAATTTCATAAACTCCCGCAGCAGTTATATCTGAAGAGTCATCGTCTTCAAAGGCTTTTGATTCGGTACTACTGGCAGCATTGCTTATTATTTTTGAGCTAAAATGAACAATGCCCTCAGCGGGAGGAGTGGGTGCCGGTGGCTCTGCTCCGGCGATATATTTTGCTATGTCGCTAAGTTTAACATTTTTACTGATATCATAGGATCCGTCAGGCTCATTATCTCTCGAAAGCAAAAACAGGTCGTCGTCTTTTAATTCTGCGGCATTTGTTAACTGGCTTACTTTTATGCCGTCGACATCGCCACCTCCGCCTCCGCCTCCGCCGCCTGTGGAGCAGCCCGTTACTTCCGCTATTCCTATGGCGATTATATCGGCGTACACGGGATTAAAGGATCCTGTAATTGATTGCGCAAGAATAGTAACGCTTGAGGCATCCCAACTGACAACTTGCATTGTTTCGTGGGTATTGACGACTCCGCTCGGGAAGCGTGTAGACGCAACAACCTTAAATGGCTTTGAAGCAAACGGTACCGGAAAATTAACTACCTGTGATGTTTCTGTAGTAAATGCTGGACTGCTCATCCACTGCATCGTTAATCCATTACGAAACATTTGATAGCCTGAGTCGTCTGGAAAAAGTTTGCATAAATCGCCGGCGCCAGTAAGAAAAGGGCTTTTGTATATATAGCCAACAACTCTAAAACTCCTTAATCCACCGTTAGAAGAACTGCGATACCAATGATATTCGAAGGATCCATCTTCTGAGCATGGTATTAAGGCTTGCTCGCTCGCCACCGATCTTTGGCCGCTTGTGCCTCCGTGAGTTATGATGTCAACTTCTATTGTGGATGCGGCAGAGGTTCTTGCTTTTAAAGACTGGTTGGTGTTGCCCCCTGTGTCAGCGTCAACCGTTTCAGCTTTTACCACGAGGGTTCTTGCGTTAGAATTTGCCCACGCTGGCTGTGCGTCTATTTTTGTCCAGGCACCGTCAACTGGGGTTATATCATAAGGCTCAATGAATATTACTTCTGTTCCAGCGGCTTCTGGTTCATTTGCAGTAATAGCTGCAGCTAATATTTTTATTTGTTGACCGTCCCAATCAATAGCGGATGTACCGCCGTTATTTGAAGATCTTATAATGCCATTCTGGGCTAATTGAATCGTAAATGTATTTGTTTCAATGTTTTGTATTTGTGCGCCATAATTACTGCCCGCATCACCGTCTTGTGTATCTATTCTTACAGAGTTTGTGCCGCCATTTGCGTCCCTAGCAAATATTTCAAACACGAGATCTTCAATACCTAAGCTGTGATTAAAAGATAGTGTAGCTCCATTGGCCACTGCAGTTGTCCCGTCTGTGTCGACCCATCCACTGCTCCAGCTCGCCCCGGCGGCTGTTGGTTCTGGTTCTGGGTCCGCTACCGCAGAAATAGCTACTAATTTTATATAAGCTGGCGCAAGAGTAGGTCTCCAGTCGCCCCCTGAAAAGCCATCCTTCATTAAGGACAAGGTAACATCGTTGTCATTTAATATTTTTATCCTTGATCCATAGCTGTAACCATTATTGATGGCATAAGTGCCTTCGGCGGATATGGGGTCTGTGTTGGCCGCGGCAGTATCATACCAATAAACCGAGAAAACTAAATCACTAGTACCTAAATTATGAGTAAAGTTCAAATTCCGAACTTGCGGGAAACCTACAATTGGTATCTCTACCCATCCACTACTCCAGCTCGTCATCTTATTTACCCTCCAATTCTTTTTGTAATACTTGGTAGACCTTGTCGCTCTTGCCCTGCTTCATGCACTCAGAAGGTGTTTCTCCATCTAAATTTTCATTTGATGCTTTAAGCCATTGTGTGGCCGCATAAAAAGGCATTTTCTTTGAAAGAAGCTCGAGAACATCGTATTTAGAAGTTTTTGACATATATAATATATTATACACTAAAGTCTGTGTAATATTTAGTAATATTCAATAACCCTCAAAAACATGCCAAGAAAAAAAGCAACAAAAGATATTGACGAAGAATTTGAACTCACCCCCTTTAAAACCAAAATAGTAGTAAAAGGCAAAAAACTAAGCGACAAGCAAAAAGTTTTTCTGGACCTTTCGATGAACCCAGAAACAAAAATAATATTTGTATCTGGTCCAGCCGGAGCCACCAAAACATACATGGCTGTTTTTTCAGCTTTAAGGCATTTGCAGAAAGACGAAAGTTTGGATTTGCTATACGTGCGCACAGCAATCGAAAGCGCCGACAAAGGACTAGGAGCATTACCTGGATCCCTTGAAGAGAAATTTGGCCCCTATATGGCCCCGCTAGAGGATAAGCTTGACGAAATGTTACCAGCTGGATCCGGCGTAAAGAGCGAACTAGTAAAACACGGTAGAATTCAAGCCGTACCAATCAATTTCTTAAGAGGCGCAAGTTGGTTAAACAAAATTGTAGTTGCTGATGAGTCCCAGAATTTTTCATTCAAGGAATTGGTTACCATGACAACCAGGATTGGCGACAACACAAAGCTTTTTGTATGCGGAGATATGATGCAAAGTGACATTGGAAGCAGAAGTGGATTTGCAGATATGTTCGACTTATTTAATGATCCAGTAAGTAAAGAAAAAGGAATACACTGCTTTAAGTTTAACGAAAACGACATATTTAGAAGTGAAATACTAAAATACATAATCACTAAATTAAAAACATACAAAAAATAGTGTACTAAAAATTATGGATGGATTGTACATAATATGTTCTGCCTTAATTGGTGCTGCAGCTACGATTACTAGTGTGATCATATCTAAGAATCACAAGAAAAATAAAGCCAAGTTAATTAATCCAATATTAACTGAAACTCAAAACAACGAAAACATCTATACGGCTTTAGAATATGTCATGAAGGAAATGAAGGCTGACAGGGCCTATATTTTACAATTTCACAATGGCGGATACTATATGTCAGGAAGAAGTCAGCAAAAGTTCAGTTGCACCCATGAGATCGTCGAGAAAGGGATCAGCAGAGAGTGCGAGCTTTCAAAAAACCATATAGTTTCCAATTTTCACAGTTACATTAATCAATTAACTACTGACGAAAAATTTGCCTATCTTGACATGGAAGAAGTAACAGATCATTCATTTAAAATATTAATGGACAATAAAGGAATAAATAGTATTTACAATATACCAATAAAAACATTAAATAATACAGTAATAGGAATATTAGGGGTAGATTATATTAAAAATTGTGCATCAAAAAACAGCATAGGTTTTTGCAGTATACAGCAGAAAGAAGATTTCAATGAAGAGACTGACGTATTCATGAAGCGTCAAGCCAGAATAATATCTGGTTATTTAATATAGATTTTTTACAAACGCTTACTTATAATGTAAGTGTTATGCAAACAATATTTTGTACAGAATGTGGAGCAAAGAATGAGTATTCGGGTTCAAAGCCTAAATTTTGCTCTTCTTGCGGAACACCAATGGGGGCGACCTCAAAAGCAACTATAAAGCAAGAGAAGAAGCCTGCGGCTAAGAGGCGGCACCCTGGAAGCTTCAAAGAACAAATGGAGGCTAGAAAAAACTCTAGGGACCTTCCATCAGAAGATGAAACTGATGTAGACTTTGTTCCAGAAATATCATCATTGAGTTACGAGATAACACGAGAAGGTAACACTATCCATAACTTCAAAGATATTATCGATGCCGCAAAAAAAGAAAACCAATAAAAGGGAAAAAGAGGAAAAGGCCGCAGAAAGCCCTGAAGAAGGCGAAAGGTCAAACGCTCCATATGAAGATTTTCATAAAATAATAGATGGAGAGTTGCTAAAGAGAAAAAGGAATTGGTTTCTTAGTTCAGTTGCGTGGATTGACTTTGATGATGTATCCCAAATAATTAGAGCTCATATTTATAAAAAATGGTCGCATTGGGATCAAAGTCGTCCAATTAAACCCTGGTTGAATAAAATTATAGCAAACCAGATGAAAAACATTTTGCGTAATCATTACAGTAATTATGCGCGCCCATGCCTTAACTGCCCTTTTAATAATGACGCTCAAATGAATTTGTGCAGTTTCACTAAATCGGGAAACCAGGATCAAACATGTCCCTTGTATAAAAAATGGGAGAAAACAAAAAAACATGCCTACAATGTAAAGATTACCTTATCACTAGATAGTCATCTTCATGAAATTGATGGAAACTCAGACAATCATCTTGATATGGATATTCAGGCAGCTTCGTTAAAATTAATAAAAGAACTTAAGTCCGTCTTAAATGATAGACAGTTTAAGGCTTTTGAGCTACTGTATATAAAAAACTTATCAGATGAAGAAGTGGCGACACAGATGGGTTTTAAAAGCACTGAATCAGGAAGAAAAGCTGGATATAAACAGATTAAAAATTTAAGAAAAATATTAAAAGAAAAGGCTGCTAGAATATTACAAAAGAAAGGAATAGCATTTTTAGGAGATGAAAATCAAATTATCTGAAGAACAAAAACAATTCATTAGGGATAACTTTAAGCAAACTCCCAACCTACTAGATCTAACAAAGGCAGTATTCAAGAATGAAAGTCTAGATGGAAGAAGTAAAGAGGGTCGAGCGGTCAAGAAGTTTTTGGCCGAGCAAAGCATGGACTACAAGACCACAAAGTGGGACAAAGTAGAAGATATCACGCTAACTGATGCTCAAATAGAGTTTGTAAAGCAACAAGCAAAGAATGGTTTAAGTGCTTTTCAGATTTCTGAAATGATTTGGCCAGAAATGTCTGTAAAAAGGTTTTCTAAGCAGCATGTGGCGGTATTAGACTTTCTCAGAGAGTATGAGCCTGCTTACGTTCACGACAGTGAAAGTGCGGTCAACAGGCTTTACAGTCCCCCCAAGCTTTTGTCCACAGGTTTAAATAAAATAAATGAATTTTGTTTCGCAGGCCTAAAAGAAGACAAACTAACTCACGACGAAGAGAATTGCATAGAATCCCTGATCAAAAGCCTTTCGGCGCCTAGATTCATACAAGTCATCAGTAACTACAGCAACATGAAAGACAGAGAGTTATTTGAGGCTGAGTTTATAAGAGCTACATGGGATAAACCAGATTTAACAAGTGATGAAATAAATTTATATATTAATGTTTGTGTTGATTATATTAATTTAAAAAATATATCATCTCATATTGAAAAGCTTAATACTATGTTTAATGAAGTTGAAGACCAGCAAGACATGACTGTTAGGTTAGCTGAAGTATTAAAGTCTAAAACAGATGAATATGATAAGTGTGAAAAAAGAATGGAGTCATTAATTAAAAAATTAAATGGTGACCGTTCAGAAAGATTAAAAAATAAAAGTAAAGAAAATGCTACTATAATTTCATTAGTAAAAAACTTTCAAGTAGAAGAAGAAAGAGTCAGAATGATAGAATTAGCAGAAATGCAGAAAAAATTAGTTGACGAAGAGGTAACTCGACTTGATAATATGGATAGCTGGAAAGCAAGAATACTAGGAATCTCAAAACACGATGCAACATGAAAAAAATTGAATTATTAATTGGCGACTACGAATACTCCAAGATCCAAGAGGTTTTTGAAAACGAACCCGACTTCAAGCCTGTAGGTGAAACGGATCAAATCATCATTAAAGCGATGGCTTCCATCATAAGCCCAAAGAATCTCGTAGAAGAAGATATTGGCGGAGATGAGACCACAACCTATACGATCAAGCAGGTAAAGGAGCCGGAAAACAAGTCTCTCGAAGAAGGAAGCGTAGAATATAAACTTTAATATAGAAATACAACAAACCTTTATATATAATATAAACAATGCTATAGATTAAATACTAATCTAAATAAACAATAACAATTAAAATAAATATAAAATTATGAGTGATAAAATTATAAAAGATAAAATGATTGAAACCTTGGGTAACTCCATCCTCAATCAGTTAAATCTAACTGGAGTCATTGAGGCCGCTAAGAATTACTCCTTGCAATTAGCTAACAAGCAATTGGAAGAAATGTCCGATGAGGACAAAGAGAAGTTAATTGAACACATCGAAAAAGCTGATGCGGAAATCGCAGCTAACGAAGAAAAGGCTGAAGAGGCTGAAACTGAAGTAGTTGCATAATACTTTTTGTTTAAAAGCATGGAATAAGTCATCGCATTGCTTGTGGTGGCTTATTTTTTTTTATAAATGAGTGAAGAATGTAAAGTATGCGGTAAAACTTTCAAAAACGAAAGAGGCTTGCATTTACACATTCCCAAAGCGCATAAAATTCCTCTTGCTGAATATTATGTTAATATATATGAGCGTCGGGATAAATTAACTAATGAATTATTAGAATTTAATAATAAAGAAGATTATTTTAATATCGACTTCGCTTCGCAGGATAACCTCCGTAAATGGGCTTTAAGCGCCGACAAGGAGGAAGTTAAGGATTATTTATTAAAACGCCTACAACAGCGCGTTACGAGCAAGGAATTGGCATACGCGCCCTCTCATCTGGAACTTCACCTTCATGACTTGCCTTCCATGGATATGTATAAATATTTTTTTGGATCTTATTCGCAAGCATGCAATAATATAAAAATTAAACCATTATTAGACAAGAATATAATGAAAGGTTTTTTTGATAAAAATAAAGAACTGGATAACGTTAAAATTTTAATAGATACTCGGGAGCAGCAACCGCTAAAGTTCGAAAATTCTATGTCAATGAAACTAGACTTCGGGGATTACGCAGTAGGAGCGCCACATTACGATTATACATATGTTGACAGAAAAAGTGAGTCTGACTTTAAAGGAACAATGACTACCGGCTTCAAGAGGTTTACTCGTGAGCTTGAAAGGGCGCAAGAATTCGACGCATATATATTTATTGTTGTAGAAAGCTCTATAGAAGCAATTATTAAAAATAACATGTATGGGCCTAGACAATCAAACCTTAAATACATATGGCATAACATGAGATTACTTATGCATAAATTTGCTAAAAAGTGTCAGTTCGTTTTTACCGGAGGCAGAGCTCAGTCAGAAGAAATAATACCAAAACTTTTAGTATATGGTAAAAAAATGTGGGAAACAGATTTACAATACTTTATAGATAAGCGATGACATGGGAACAAGGAAAGCTTGCGGCAAGCAAGAAAAAAAAGGTCAACAAAAACGAAGAAATGTTGAAAATCAAAGGGTACTTAGACGAGCCTGACGCTAAGTTGTTGCTACATGACTTTCTTAAAGAAAACCTAACTTTTACAACAAACCTTATAGGTGGAGTAGATCTTTTTCCCTTTCAGCATCTTGCAATCAAATCTATGCTTGAGACTGACTATTTTTTAGGTATATGGTCTCGCGGTATGTCAAAGTCTTTTAGTACTGCTATATATGCTTTTCTTGATGCTATATTTAACCAAGGAGTTCAGATAGGTATTCTAGCTGCAACATTCAGGCAATCAAAGATGATCTTTGAAAAAATAGAAGATATCGCAAACAAACCTGAAGCAGCATTTCTTTCTCAGTGCATTACCAAAAAATCTAAGAAAAACGATCAGTGGACCTTGGAGATTGGAGAGTCAAAAATTATTGCTTTACCACTAGGCGACGGTTCAAAGCTTCGTGGTTTTAGGTTTCATAGGATTATTATTGATGAGTTTCTTTTGATGCCTGAGCACATCTATAATGAGGTTATATTGCCATTCTTGAGTGTTGTTCAGAATCCCACCGAAAGAGAGAAGGTTCGTAAGCTTGAAGACCAGATGATCGCAAAAGGAAAGATGAAAGAATCTGAGAGATATGTCTGGCCGAACAATAAATTAATAGCTTTATCTTCTGCTAGTTATAAATTTGAATATTTATACAAGGTATATGAAACATTTGAAAATTTGATTCTTGATGGAGCGCATCCCGGATCTATAGATACAGCTAAAAGAGTTATCATGCATTTTAGTTATGATGTTGCGCCTGAAGCTTTGTACGATCAAAATTTGATTAACCAATCTAAGCAGACAATGAGTCAGTCTCAGTTTGACCGAGAGTTCAACGCTATATTCACGGATGATAGTTCTGGGTTCTTTAAAACTTCAACTATGGCTGCATGTACTGTAACGGATGGCGAAACTCCATGCCTAGAAATAGCCGGAGATCGAGACTCTAAATATTTGTTAGCCTTCGACCCTAGTTGGGCAGAAAGTGAAAGTTCAGACGATTTTGCAATGCATGTGATCAAGTTGAACGACAACACTAGAACTGGAACCTTGGTTCATAGTTATGCTGTTCCTGGTTTAAAAATGAATGATCACATTAATTATTTTCATTATTTATTAACTCATTTTAATATTGTTGCTATTGTTGGTGACTATGGTGGAGGTGTACAATTTTTACAAGGAGCTAATGCTAGTGAGCAGTTTAATAAGGCTAACATTAATATCAAGGAGATTGTAGCAGATTTAGATAATACCGAACATTATCAAGAGGCTTTGCGTGATGCAAAAATGCAATACAATTTAAAAGATAAAAAAATATGCATCCTGAGGAAAGCTACATCCGATTGGATAAGAAAGTCAAATGAACTTTTACAGGCCAGCTTTGACCACAAAAGACTGTGGTTTGGATCTAGACCTTTAGACGACAATTACCATAAGCAATTAAAGAAAAATGTACCTGTTGATGATTTAATATTTTTACCAAACCAAAAAGAATTCCTCAAGAGCAGTGGCGGAGCAAAAATGATTGATTTTCTGGATCATCAATATGACATGGTAAACTATACAAAGAATCAATGCGCATTAATACAGGTAACTTCTACGCCGCAAGGTACTCAGACTTTTGGATTGCCGTCAAATCTAAGAAGGCAAACAGGTCCAAGTAAAACTCGAAAGGATTCTTATTCGGCTTTAGTTCTAGGCAATTGGATGGTGAAGACTTATTACGATATGATGAATGCCCAGGAAAATCCCGTCGAATCAACTTTTATACCTATAATGGTTTAAAGTAAAGTTAAAGTCGACTTTTAACTTTAAATTGGACTTTGAGTTCGTTTGGTGTACTATCTAATATGCCAAGAAAATATAATAAGAAATCCGAATATTGGAATAAGTTTGAATCTAGCGCTAAAAGTGACGACGCTAACGATTTAAATTCTTTGTTAAATAAAGCCGAGTCTACAGAAGAAATCAAGCCAGCAACCGCAGGGGAATCATATTATGCACAAGCAAGCTACTCCAGAAACGTTGGCCAAGTAGAAGGCACAGAGGGAACCAGGTTCAGGTCAAACAGAGCTTCTAAGCCACCAAAGAAAAACAAGTACGCTAACATACATGACAGCGGACTACCTTATTCTTATAAAGATTCTTATGTGACGCCAAGGATATCCATAGAGCTTTGTCAAAAAGCATATGCAAATGTACCTATCTTTAGAAACGCTATTGATGTTATGGCTGAATTTTCTAATTCCGATATATATCTAGACGGAGGATCCGAAAAGGCAAAAGTATTCATAGAGAAGTGGATGCAAAAAATAAAAATTTGGAAATTAAAGGATCAATATTTTAGAGAGTATTATAGATCAGGCAATGTATTTATGTACAAGCTTGATGGAAAGTTTTCAACTGAAGACTTAATTAAACTTAATCAGGTATATGGTTCAGAGGGAAAAAATATTGGATCGAAGAGAATACCTGTTGGGTATGTATTTCTTAACCCTTATGACTTTGTGGCGGACAGAGCATTGACTTTTAGCTCTAAGAATGGGATATACAAAAAAATTCTAAGCGAATACGATATCGAGAAGTTAAAGTTCCCTCAATCCGACTACGACAAGGAGATGTTTGAAGCTTTACCCGATAAGGCAAAAAAGAAGATCAGCGAGAATCAATTCATGAGCGATGGTATTATGGTTGATTTAGATCCTAATAAATTAATATTTTCATTTTATAAAAAACAAGATTATGAACCTTTTGCTATTCCTTTTGGTTTTCCTGTATTAGATGATATAAACTGGAAGATGGAGTTAAAGAAAATCGATCAAGCTATAACTCGTACCATTGAAAATGTTATATTGTTGGTGACGATGGGTAATACTCCTGATAAAGGCGGAGTTAATCCAAACAATTTAAAAGCAATGCAAGCGTTGTTCCAGAACGAGAGTATCGGAAGGGCTTTAATTGCAGATTATACTACCAAGGCTGAATTTGTTATTCCTGACTTAAATAAAGTTCTTGGGCCGACTAAGTACCAAATCGTAAACGAGGATATCAAGGAAGGTTTGCAGAATATAATTGTAGGCAAGGAGAACTACTCGAGTACGCAGGTTAAGGCGCAGATTTTTCTGGAAAGACTAAAAGAGGCTCGCAATGCATTTCTTAATGATGTTATGCAGCCGCAAATTAAACAGGTCTGCCAGGCAATGGGGTTCAAGAATTTTCCAACAGCTAAATTTGTAGAAATAGACATTAAAGACGAAGTTCAATTGCAAAGAGTTACTTCTAGACTTATTGAGATGGGCATCATAACTCCAGAGCAAGGAATGACTGCCTTAAAGCAAGGCATATACCCAGACCCTCAAGATCTTCGCGCAGCACAAGAAAGATTTGTCGAAGACAGAGAAAAAGGGTTTTACACCCCACTGTCTGCATCTCAGCCTATCTTAAGCGAAGAAGATCAAGAGATGAAAGAAGAGCAGCACGAAATGAGTATCGAGCAGCAAAAGACCTCCCAGGAACAAATGAAGAAAGCTCCTCAGCCTGTAGCTCAGCCAGGTCAACCGCAACCCGGAAAACCTGCTGCCAAGAAAGACAATGGTCGTCCAGCAGGAACAACCACAAAGCCAAGCGGGGTTTTTGCATCTGACGAAGTTCACAGTAGAAAAAATATCCAAGAAGTAGTATATAGCATAGAAGCTTTACGCAAGCAGGCTGAATCCGAGCTTAAGACACACTACAATAGAAAGAGGTTATCTAAAGAGCATAAAGGCATGATAGATACTTTAATTGAAAGCGTTGTTATGTCTACCGAGCATCAAGAGTGGGAGAAGGCATTAAGTTCTTGTATTGAAGATTTTAATAATATAGAAAATTTAAATATTATGTCTGATGTTTTAGATCTTTCTCAACAGCATGAAATTGTATCTTATCCTGCTGCTATACTTTATCATAGTAAAAAAATAAATATTGAAGATTAATTTATATTAGTGTATTAATATTTTAACATGAGTTTACCTTTTAAGTATATATGTAAGTTTTCTGAAAGTGTTGTAGCCTCTAGCCCGAAAAGTGAGCAGATTGAATCATTGGCATCTGTTGACTCTTTAAGAGATATAATACCAGAAGATATTGACTTTAGTAAAAACATTGATTTGGTTGGCGTTGCGTTTAATGGCGCAGTAGCAAATATGTTCAATAAGAATGGCGACGGAATTGACACCGAGACCGCTCTGGCTATTAAAGACTATTTTATTCACAAGCCTACCAATATAGAGCATCAGCGTAAAAAAGTTGTTGGTCACATTGTTGGAGCTTCATTATCTAAGTTTGGGACGAATGAATTGATCAGCGAAGAAGAAGCTGCTTCAAGCGATGAGCCTTTTAATATTGCATTATCATCTGTTGTATATAAAACAGTTAACCCCGAATTTGCAGAATTAGTTCAAAAGTCTGTTGACGAAGAAGATGAGCTTTATCAAAAAGTTTCAGCAAGCTGGGAAATTGGATTCAATGATTATGTAATCGCAGTTGGAAGCAGCAACTTAAAGGACGCAATTATAATTGAAGGTGAAGAGCAAAAAGAAGAGTATAAACAATTTTTAAAAGCTTACGGCGGAAACGGTAGAGATGATGACGGAAAAGAAGTTCATCGGCTGATTGTCGGAGACATCTATCCGCTTGGAATCGGCTTTACAGCTAACCCAGCGGCCGAAGTAAAAGGTTTAACTGTGGATGAAGATAGCATTCGACAATTCAAATTGAAAGACAATGCAGAAAGCTCCATTTACGAAAAAATAGAAATAAAAAATAAAAAAAGTTCCCATTTGGAAAAAGACAATGTAATTCTAAACAAGAACTTAAAACCTAATAAGATTATGGAACAAGAAATTTTAAAACAAGTAACAGAGACTTTAGAAGCTCAAGCTTCTTCTAAGAAACTTTCTGAGGAGGCTATTGCCAACATCACTAAAGTTTTCCATGACGCCATCATTCAAAAGAATGACCAATGGCAATCAGACAAAGAAGAAATGAGCAAGGAAAAAGAAGAGCTTGTCCAAGCCTCTGAAGAGTCAAAGCAAACAATCGAATCTTTAAAAGAAGAGATTGCTGCAATGAACGAGCAAATCGAAACTCTTAAAACTGAAGCTGCTGCAAAAGAAGCTTCTGAGAAATTTAACGACAGAATGAGTCAACTTGATGATGATTTCGAATTAGAAGATGAAGACCGTATCGTTCTCGCTTCTGAGCTTAAATCTCTTGATTCTACTGATGAAGCTTTCGCTGAGTACAAAGAAAAGCTCTCTGTTATGTGGAACCATAAAACCAAAGCATTTAAAGAAGAGCAACAAAAAGCTATTGCAGCTAAAGTTGAAGAGCAGGTTCAAAAAAGAATCGCAGAACTTTCTTCCGCAAGCGAATCTACAGAAGAAGTGGCAGAAGAAGCAACCGAAGAGGTTGTTGAAGAAGCTATCGAAAATGTAGAAGTCGAAGAAGAAGTTGTTGCTAACAATAATGGCGACGCAACTCAAGACGAACTTTCTATCAGAGAAAAATTTAAACAAGCTTTCTCGAAAGACAACGTAAACATTCAATACTAAAATAGAGGAAAAATAAAATGGCTAATAGACTACTTCCATTCAGACAATACAACGAACACGACGTTGTCAACTTGTTTTCGCTTGATACTTCAGCGCTTACATTGGCAGACATGACTCATGCATCTAATGGTGATTGGGACGCAGGCGTGATCGTATCAGTGACCAACGGCGATATGACTCAAGAGCCCATCGCAAACGGTACAGCTCAATTACAATCTTACTTAGGTAAAACTGACTACCCTCACGTGGGTGGAAATTCTTACCCTGAGGTACCTTTAAAAGTTAGCGCTGCTGACGGAGCACTTGCTGATCCAGATGTTTCCCACGCTTTAGGAGTTACTCTTCGTCAGACCATCGCTTTTGATGAAAATGGTGAGAAGTTCCTTTACTACAAACAAAAACTTCTTGAGCTTTACGGAGTTCTTCCTGGTGAAGCAGTTCCTGTTTTAACCAAGGGTATTATTACTGTAGCTGAAAGCGCAGTATCTGGAAACCTCATCGAAGGTCAGCCTGTTTATATTGGCACAGGAGCAAACGCAGGAAAGTTCGTTATCAATGCTGCCAACAGAAAAGCTGGAATTTGCATAGGAAAAGGAAATCGCGACCTTGCAACTGGCAAACTATCTTCAAATGATTATTTTGCTGGAGATGGATCAGCTGCCAATGGAACTGGCACTTACTACGTAATCAAGCTTGACCTTTAATCTTTAACTAGAGAGTATCAAAAAAAATGAAAATTACACTTAAGAGAACAGAAGAACAAGTCGAGCTCGTAAAGGCTATGGCTTCACGAAATCGCGAAGTTGCTTACGAAGCACAAATGGCATTGGCAGAATTCATCGGACCAGTTTTGGCCGAGGTTGTAAACCAAGCTCCTACGCTTAGTAACTTATTCACAAACTTCCAGTTTAACGATATGGACAGTCCTAGTATTCCTTTGGATCTTTACTATGACGTTACTGCTCCAGATTACGTAAAGGTTTACAGCACATCAGTTCCTGGTGGTCTTCCAACCAATACTGTAACACCAACTGCTTCAGAAATGAAGTTCACGACTTATCGTCTTGATAGCGCTGTTGATTTCGACAAACGCTACGCTGCTAAGTCTCGCTTGGATGTTGTTGGTAAATCGTTCACTCGTATCGCTCAAGAAATTCTTCTTCGTCAAGAATCTACTTCTGCAAACTTGATTTTGGGAGCTTTATTTGCTGCTGAAACAAATGGTAAAAGCCACCTTGAAACTGCAAACGGAGACACTTTGATCCTTGATGATTTCAATAGACTTTTAACTAAAGCAAAACGCATCAACACTGCATGGACAGGTGGAACTCCAGAAGGCCGAATCAAAGGAATCACTGATATGATCATGAGTCCTGAGGCTGTTGAAGGTCTTCGTGCAATGGCTTACAATCCTATTAATACTGTAGGTACTGCTGGTGGTGATCCTGCCAATGCAAGTGGGCCAATTGCCGCTACTGATGAAATGCGCAACGCAATTTATCAAAACGCCGGTATCCCTGAGTTCTACGGTATTTCCATCATGGAAATCAACGAGCTTGGCAAAGGTCAGAAGTTTACAAGCGTATGGAATACTCTTTCTAGCAGAAGCGATGATGATTTAGTTATCGGGCTTGATCGCTCACGTGAATCTTTATTCCGTGCAGTTGCTCTTGATTCTGAAACTGGATCCGAGTTTACTCTTCTTGCAGACGATCAATACAGCATCCGTCAGCAAAAGATTGGATACTTTGGTTCTCTCGAAGAAGGTCGCATGATCCTCGACGACAGAGTTCTTACAGGCATCACTATCTAATAGGGTGCTTTAAAGTCATACTTTCAAAAAGTCCACCCTAGCGGTGGATTTTTTGTTTGTAGACATTACTATATTTTATATAAAACCAAGGAAAAAGGAAAAATCATGGCTAGAAAAAAAACAACCACAAAATCAAAGGCATCTAAAAAGCCTATAGAATTCAGCGACGGAGTAGATCATTTAGCGGCCGAAACAAAGCATGCGCGAGATCTAGAACAATTGATGGGATTCAAGGAAAAAAATCCATTTGGATACAATTCGAGCGAAGAGTTTACGGCGGCAGTTGATAATATGGCTTTGACGAGCCTGCAGGAACTGGCAGTTAAATCAGGAGTCTTTCCATCCGGAACAAAGGCAATGTTAAAAACCAAGCTCAAGAAAGCGTTTGCTCAGTATACGCATGGTGGAGCCAATAAGGTAGTGCAAGTCACAAAACCTATTGTTGACCCAGAATCAGAGCAAGGAAAGAAACTGCTTAAGCTCCTAAAAGAACAATCTTAATCAATGAATCAGATAGGTCAAATAGCTAGCGGAGTTTTAGAGTATGACTTCGATTTTATAACTGGAGCGACAGAAAAGTCTGCTGAGCTATTGACTATATCTGGAAGTCTTAGCGGGCATGTAGGGCAGTTAAACGTTTTAATTAATCAATCTTTTGGGTACACTGGCACTTCAGGAGATCTAAATCCAGCCCTCCAGGAAGAGGAAAAAGAAATTCTAGTACAGCTGTATCTGAAGGATTACTACTTTAAAGAGGCAAGAAAGGTGCTTAGAAGCCTTTACGATCCAAATTCAACCTCCTCCTTCAACGAAAGCGAATGGACTGAATTGCGCGAAGGAGACACAACGATTAAAAGAGGTGTATTTTCGGCGAAAGATCGAAATGATGCATCTAGGAATTACAAAGGGCTTGCGGAAGAGGCAGACAGAAAGATTACAGAGCTTGTAGGCGCATATAATATTTATGGTGCTCAACCCAGGCAGGTTGCTGGAGATGATGCGGGTTATGTTCCTACTGGTTCGGGGTGTTATTTTTAGTTTTTAACTAGAAGGACATCGCAAAAATGTGTTGCGAATGTAGCCGCTCCAGCTTGCGCAAAAACAGTAACAGCGCTTGCAGTAAAACTTACCAGTTGGAAGTGAACAGTAGAGCTGGCATCCCCTGTGGGATATTGAGTGCTGACTATAATATTATCAGGAATTCCACTGGTCCATCCGGCAGGATAAGTTATTGTATGTTGGCCCTCATTCGTGATAATACCTGAAGTAAAAGCATAAAAAGTGCCGCCGCCACTACCACCAGCACTTGCTACTATTTTTATGAACTTTCCTGTATAGTTGGTTTCCGAGCCATTTACTCGTTGTCCCGTAGAATTCAATGTATTATACCCAGAGCTACCTAATTGCAATGTCACCTGGGTTGAGGATACTGATTGAATTTGCGCTCCTGCCATAGTGACCCCGCTGCTACCTAGGTCTGAGCCCACGCCAATAGCTACAGTGTTTGTTCCTGAATTATCGTCAGCTGCATAAAGAGTAAAAATTAAATCAGCGCTACCCAAATTATGCGTAAAATTAAGTGTAGCCCCGTTAGCTACAGATGTAGTACTGTCTGTATTGACCCATCCACTGCTCCAATTAGGTGTTCCGCTTCCTGAGCCTCCTCCGCCACTTGGCGTAGGGGCGTTCAAGGTTCCATCTGGATCTATTGTTAGGTTATCTCCAACTTTTATGCCCCCAAGAACAGTTTCGCTTGCCGTTGGTAGTTGATAGGGGGTAGTTGAATTATCGGCGCTCAAAATTCCCTCTGGAGTTATATTCAAATTTGCTCCAATTTGTACAACTCCAAGAGAGTTGTTTGTGGCAATAGGTAGGGATGTAATAGGTATCGGAACAGCGCCATCTTGAAGGCCGCCTGAAACAACTTGGCTGAGCGTCAATTTTCTAGTTAATTTTTGTAGCCCAGAATCTGTGTCAAGGGCGCAGGCTAAAAAGTTTCCAGGTTTGACTTGCTCGTTAGTTGCAAGTGGTAAATTCCTAATTTTTATTGTCGACATAATATGTTATACACTTAAAAACTAAACGCCTCCTAGGTCCATCAAGTCTTTCATGGATAATGATCCGCCTTTCTTTTTAGCTTCTTCATGTAGCGTAGTTCCGGACTGACCCTCAAGGCCTAATTCTTCCAAGTCTTCTTTAGTTGCTCCAACTATTGTAGAAGCAGAAGAAGATTCTCCCATCTTTTTCTTTATTTCGTCTCTTGCTTCGGATGAATTTGCATAATCTAATAAAGCTTCAGGGTCTTTTTTTATCTTATCTGGTATATCATCATTCATTTCGAATATATTTTTAAATATCCTGGTATATATTAAAAGGTTAAGTTGGAAGTTATTTAGTTTTACTACCGGGCATCCAAAGAAGTCCATTGTGCTTTCCGAGAAAGAGTAGTATATTTTATAAAAATCCTGTACAGCTAGATGTTGTATATTTTTTTCAGAAAATTTATCATGAAAGCTATTGTAAACCCTTACAAGTTCTGTGATTTTTTTTGGTTCGATATGTTCAAATTCCTCTTGGGTGTATAGAGGTTTACTTAAGTCAGAAGTTTCATAGAAGCTATTGAACATATAAAAATCATTAGCTCTATTAAGCGCATATTTCTCTGCTGAATTAGATATTAAATTTGATCTTTTTGTATTTAGTTCGTTGAGCTTTTCTTCTGCCTCTTTAATTTGTTGATTTATTCTATCAATGGCACTTTTAAGAAACAAGTTCTTTTTGTTCTTTATTAGGCTCTCTACATAAAACTTTTGGTTTTCTATTTCTGATTCGTCCGACTTTAACCATACGCCTTCTTCTTCTAGGTTTTTAAAGATTTCTTTTTCAGTGGGAAGGCCCCGCTCGTAGGCCCTATCAAAGTGAGCTTGGTAAACCTGCTCAAATTCAACAAGGTCAGCATTAGACTGATGTTTTATGAAGCTTTTTTTCTCTCCTACATAATAAGCAGAGAAGCCGTCAACTATTTCTTTAAATAGATGCCTGTAGTCCTTTAGGTCCACTCATTATACCTCGCCTGAATCAATATCTTTTTCAAGGTTAGAGAAATCTTCATCAGATGCGTTTTGACTAAAGTACCAAAAACTAATAAAAGTCATAAGTTTTTCTCTTGCTAGGTCAAACACTTCATCTTCGTTTTCATCTAATAAATAATAAGACTCTTCTTTTGCTTCGGTTGTTTCGCCGGAAAAAAGTGGAACTTCGGTTTCGTCTGGACCGGTAACATAAGACAAATTAAGCATATACCACAAGATGGTTTTGTTTTGGGCTTTAGTGTCTGCTGTATGATTAAAGACGCTTTGGTATGTTGTTTCGAGGTCAACTATGCGCTTCCTGATGGTAGCAAAAGATTCAGTAAGTTTTTCTTCTTTTTTAGTTTCCTGGTCTGTTTTTTTCTTTTTAGACATCAGTTTTCCTAGGTCGTTCTGGAGCTCAGCCAATTCTCGATAAGACCTGATTAGTTCGCTAGAATCTTCTTCTGACAGTAGTCCTCCGCTGTCACTATATTTTTTAGCCAGCATGGCTTTTGTAAGAATTCCTTTTTTAATGCATTTACTCATCTCAATACTGAACTCCATGTCTGCATCTTCGATTTGTCGCCTAGAAGGTTGAGCTATTCTAATTTCGTAAGGAACTTCTTTTTTAACAGTTTTAGTTGTTGTAACTTTTTCTTTTTCTTTAGTCTCTTTATTTTCTACTTCTAAAGTTGTTTCTTCTTCAACTTCTTCTTCTTTTTTAACTGTAAATTTGTAAATTGTTTTTTTGCTCATTTTTTTATTTGTTTAATAGATGTATTTTAAATTTAAAACTTGAAACTTATAGTAAAATTTTCAAAAGAGTCTTCTGCTGTTCTTATACTATCGTTTCCTAGGTCTAGTATTTTCTTTCTTAAATATTGCAGCTTCTTTTGATCGAAGTAGTCTGCTTGATCTAGCAAGGCGTGATAATCTTCTGGAATCGCGTCGCGGAGTTTTTCAAAATTCCTGAGGTGATCATTATTTAGATCCTCAATTAAAATCAAGAAAGATTTAAAAAGTATTTTAGTATTTTTTGCGTAAACAGTTTGTAGTATTTCTTCAGGATCCATGCTTTGCTCTATGTTCTAACACATCTTATTATAAAATGTAAAAAGTTTTTTTTCAAAGAAAGTGTATAATATGTTATGGCATCATTTTTAACAGCAGCACAAAAAGCTGAGTACGAAGCAGTAATGCAGGATATGCATGATACATTTGCGAGAAGTATATTCGCTTATAAGGAGTCTCAAAAAGTAATAGTGAGTACCGATCCAAATTTTAATTATTTATATAATAATGTTAAAGGCGTTAGTCAGATAGTCAGAAAAAGTCAGTTTAGTGCGCTCATGGCGCGAATATTGTATATGGACAAACAGACCGAAGTTAATTTTGATTCAGAAGTTAATAGCACTATCAAGGTTAGCCACGATATCGGAGAGGTTAGAATAAAATTAGATTCAGACGGTTATGAATATTTCAAGGATGCAAAGCGTGTTGAGATAGATGGCAGATTGATGTTCAAGGTAACAGACGTTAGAAAGCATGGTTTATTTAGACCTAAATTTTTCACTTATTATTTGAGGCCTACGGACTAATGGCTGTTAGATTTACAATAAATAACTCTGAGTTCGATAAAGAAATTAAACAGTCTTTATCAAGAAAAAATAGTGCAAAAGCTATACAGGATAATTTAAAAACAGATAAAGGAGAATTAATAGTTAACAAAATAGAAAAAATGAAAAAAGAAATGATTTCAGATTTTCTAAGATTACCGGTAACTAGAGAAATACTAGCTGGACCAAAGTCAACAAATATTAGCGGGACATTAGGCGGATATGGAAATTTATTTTCTTTTATTGGTTTTAGCGAGGGCGATAAGCCTATAGATCCTATAGTTTTATTATTATCTCAAACGAATTTTAGAGTCACTAGATTTAATGCCGCCGGAAGGGCTCAACTTATTATAGAAATTCCAAGCAAGGAGCAAATATTTAAAGCCACTCCACTTCCGTGGGCTAGTGGGATAAGTTGGGCGCAAAGAATTGAAATCGGTATGTCTGGCTTGGGAACCTATTTAAATACTAGCTCAGATAAAAGTAGGTCTGGATCTGGGGTTCAGGCGAACAAAAAAATAAGAACCGGAAGATTCTCGAATACCAGTTATATTTCTCAGTTCTTGAATAAATGGCAAAAAGCTTTTCTCGCAATAGATAAAGACGTATCAATAAGAAAAGGATTATGATTCCACAATTCCAACACGAAGCAACAACTAGTTTTGCATTATGGCTTGATCATTATTTAGTATATAATGCCGAAGCTTACTCGAACAAGCAGGGAGATTTTTATTATATGCCGGACGATAGATTACCGGTTTATCCGGACGATCCAGTAAACGGGCTAATCTCCTATAATAGTGAGTACAAGCAGTGGGTTTACGACAGTGACGCGTCGGAAGCTGAAATTCCTAGTGGGGTTTATATAGATACTGGCGATGGAAATTATAATTTCTGTGAAAGAGGTCAAAGCGGGTTGAGTTTAGATTTTGAAAATGGAAGAGTATTACTTAGTGGATCTTTCTTTCCGCAAACTTATGACTCATTAAATATAAAAGGAGACTTTGCTGTAAAAGATATCAATATATATTTAGCCGACGACACAGAAGAAAATTTAGTTATACAAAATAAATATAATGTAAACAGTAGGACTACTCCAGACTTAGGAAAAGGCACAGGACTTTCTCCTTATCAACATGTGGCTCCAGCCGCTTTTGTTTCAATGGAGAGGACGAATAATACTCCATTTGCATTTGGCGGCGAAGATTTAACCCATTTATATTATAGGGTTATATTTTTTGCAGAAAATTTATACCAATTAGATGGAGCGTTATCGCTTTGTGCTGACGCATTCAATAGAGGGGTAACAAATTTAGGTTATGACGAGTACCCGTTGAACGAATACGGTGACCTGAAGACGGGACAGTTTAGTTATACTGAAGCAGTTAGTAATTGCAATAATCAAGGAGCAATAATGTTTATTGATGACGTTAGGGCTTCTAAAATAAGTGACAGATTGTCTAAAACAACAAACCCGGAATTATATTTAGGATTTGTAGACTTCGAGGTAAATCAGGCAAGATTTCCCAGACTTAAATAAAAAATTTCCCATTATACAATAAGGGATGTAATAAAAGGTAACAACTTTTTCAATCAAAAACAGGAGAAAAAACAATGGCCGTACATAGAAACAGAGTAATTTATCAATCAGAAGCGTTATTTATAAGCCCAGATTCTACTGGAGCACATTTTACTGGAGCCGCAATTGCGGACGCTGCGACACCAGCAGATTATGCCGCGCAAGCAGCTAACGTAGGCCCAGGTCCATTTGGGATTTTTACCCCAGCAAGAGATGAAAATCAAGTTTTCGGAGGAACTTCTGCTTCTCCGGCCACAAATAATGCTGGAGATTTAGTAGGATGGCAAGAAGGCGACGCCTGGCCAGAATGGAACGATCAACAATTTGGCAACCCTAAGTACCACGGAACCATTATTAATCAATTAAAACGTGTTCAGAGCGCAAACTATGGCTTTACCGTTAATCGTCAAGATGTAAACCAGTTTGGTAATCTGGCTCGACTAGATTCGATTGTAGTTGAATCGCCAACCGTAAACCTTGACTTTAGTTACTACCTTATTGATGGTTACAATGAAAGACAACTTGAGTTCGTTACCGATGGAGTAACAAACGCATTAAGTGGAGCATTATCTCCAGAGCTTTATCAAGCAGGAAACAATTACTTTATTCTTACTGTTCCTGAAGCTAGGGACGCAGTTAATGGAGACATTAACTTGCACGAAGCAGGAAAAGAAGAACAGAAAACAGTTATATCTCTTGGTAATGGTTATATCACAGATTATAGTGTTGATATTTCTGTGGGATCAATTCCAACTGCAAGTGTTACAGTTGAAGGCATGAATATCAAAAGTGATTTTGGTACAACTGGAAATGATATACCTGGTATAGACATGCGTGATGGAAGTTTTATTAGTTCTGCTTGGGACAAAGATGTAAATGGAAACAGGGTTGCTAAAGGAGCTAACGGATGCACCGGGCTTTATTCTTTGCCTCCTGCTGATAGTGGATTTACTGGATGTGGGGATGTTGCAGCTCTTAGACCTGGAGATATTGTTGTTGACCTTTCGAATGCAGCTTTAATTTCAAAGCAAGTTTCTGGAGACGCCAACAATCCGCTGTTGGGAAGTGCTCATGTACAATCTGTTAGCTTTAGTGTCCCAATGGGAAGAACAACTTTACAGAGACTTGGTTCTACGTTCGGCTTTTCTAAGGCCCTGGATGTACCTATTACAGTAACAATGTCTGTAAGCGCTCTACTTTCCGAAATAAAAGAAGGAAACATGGCTGACTTGCTTTGTGGTTGCGATAAGTTAAACGTTGGAGTCAAGATGTTTGACCCAGAGTGTGTTGACTGCACAACTAAAGACGAAGCTCTTGCAATGGCTTATACATTAAAAGGTGCCCGCCTAGAGTCAGAAAACTTCACAAGTACTATTGGAGACAATAAAACAGTTGATTTAACATTCACAGCTACCATTGGTGGTGGCGACGATGCCGACAATGGATTGTTTATATCTGGAAAAGAAGCGGCAGATGCAGCTATCCCAGGATTTCCTCCATC